AGAGACTATTTCAGATTCAACCCATCGATGATGATGATCAGTATCATAATTCCAAAACCATTTGTTTACCGTAAATACTTCCATAAGTATATTTTTAAGTGATTAATTAAGTTTTACCCTCTCAACACTCAGTTGTAATAGAAAACATGGGTAATACCAGAAACTCCGGAACATTACTTAGTATTTTACATCTATTACAACTGTTCACCTTAAGGTTAGTGAAGAGAGAAAGATTGTTTTGTAAGACATTATTGGTTAGTCTTACTAGTTGCGGCGAGGATTGCTGCCCCGCACGGTTGATAAAAGAAACATAATTAATCAGAGAACTATCGTTTGTTCAAGTTAACTCTGATTAGTAAGGAGTGGAAGCTTACGGTTTACCAACCTTGGCTCACCAACCAGTCAAGCCATCAGGATACTTTTTATCGTATTCCTTCTTTAGCTTTTCTAGTTTCGCGGGGAAATCAATGATGCTTAGACCCTTAAGCCCACGCATATCATTAGTTTCCTTAAGCCAGTAGATAAAACCAATAGTACAATGCACATTGATTTTAGAAAGGTCTTGTTTTTCAAACATGGCTATTTGGTTTTTGAGTTAAAAAAGATTCGTAAGAACAGGTATGAGGCAGAACACTTCTGATACATCAGACAATATGAGTGTTAACTGTGGTTCCTGCATAGCCTGTTCTCCCGGAATGTGTGTAAAAAGTTCTGTGCTACTAACCCCGCGGCGGATTCTCTTTATCAACAAATCAAACTCTTACTTATATAAGAAAGAGAATAGATAAATAAGATAAGAGTTGCAACGCTAGGTGTTAAACGTGCTATATCCCCCACTTGTTATCTGGTACCCAGTCTAAATTAGTTTGATTATCGGGTTACTAAGAATATGGGGTATACTGTCACCCACTCACTGATACTCAAGCACTTACATCGTGTTACTTAAAGTAATTCGCGAATTATTCAGGGGTATTAACTGTGTATAGAGAGTGATCACAGTTGCAACTGTAAACAATCGCCTTTTCGCAAGTTTATCCCAGCGGTGGGAGAATGATACTAACTGATTGATTATCAGCACCACCTGTATCGTAAACAATCCTAGTCTTCGCTGCCGATATGCTGCTGGTTTTGTTACCATATTATACCCTTTCGGGCACATTTTGGTAGCATTGCGTATCGTGGCATAGTATGTGAGTCACCGACACCTATGAGATATACGATAGACGCAAGGGATATAAAAGATATTCAAAGGATAAAAAAAAGAAAAGCGCCGTAGCGCACCGTTTTCACGGTACGCCACGGGCTTGCTTTTCTAGGCGTGGCTGTTATGCCTTGCCTAGTTCAGCCTTGCTAGGCTTTGCAGGCTTTGCTTGCTCTGCAGGCTCACCGGGGTCACTGTCCGCCGGGTCTTGCTCGGCTTGCTTGATGACGCTCTTACGAGCACCGCCAAAACTGATGCCTTCAAGGAGTTTGCCTGCCAATGAAGCACGCCCCGCGTCGCCGGTATGCGTGTCAAGCAATGCCAGCAAGTGGGCCTCGTCAGGATTTTGCACCAAGTAGCGCTCAGTCCCGTCACGCAGTTCAACGAGTTCCACGTCATACTCGGATTGAGTTCCGAGCACGAGGGTAGAATCGAAGAGCAATGGAGTGCCATCGGCCACACCGTTGATCCCTTTTGCGACACGAAGATTCTCGCCTTGCATGTCTTCATAGGCTGCAATTTCAGCCTTGGTACCTTTAAGAGCATAGATACCACCTGGGCGCCCTTTACGGGCTTTTACGAATACTGCTTTCATAGTCTACGTTTTGAGTTTAGTGAATAAATGATAAGCACTGTATATAAAAGATATTTAGAGGATAAAAATACACTTCGTGGCATGCTCGCATGCACGAAGTGCTAAAAAAGAAAAGGCGTGGTGTAAATGTGGCACCACGCCTAATCTCAAACCCCTGTTAAATCATTGAGGCCGCATCGCATTCCTGGAGCATCAAAGGGCTAAGGTGCGACTCGCGGCAATAAACCTGCTTGCCAGGAATGATTTCATCTGTAACAGTGTCTATCTGCGGTTGTTGCTGTACCTCATAGCGGTAGCGCTCATTGAATGGGTTAACACCAATCACCACGCAGTCGCCATATTCAACGTAGCTACCATTTTCAGCACCTTCTGGTCTGTGATAATAGGTGTCTGTGCAATACACGAGGTCACCAACAGCAAACTTGGGCTCCTCGAAGGTACCTAATAGCACGTGCATCAAAGCCTCTTTGTTGTCGCATGTTTCTACAATGCAGTCAACGAGATGAGAGGTTTCAACGCCGAGTTGTCTAGCGAGTAGTTCTTTAAGAAATTCTACGGGCAAATCTACACTCACGGTTTGTTTCTGAGATCTTTGTTTCATTTTGTAAAAGGTATTGATTTCACTGTATAAAAGATATTCAGAGGTAAAAAATAAGAGAACCCGATTGGGTTCTCTTACTAACAGCAAAGGGCTAGACTTCGCTCTTCGCAATAGCACGAGGTGCAGGCAAACCGGTGAACACGTCTATGATCATGTTCGTGCGCATGCACCATTTGCGTACAGTCATGGTCTTGGTGCGGTGATAGATCACACGCTCAATACGCACGGGTACGAGTTCGCCATTGCTCAATGTTGTGTCAAAGTACTGATCTTTGGTCACAAGGGTTTCAACATTTGTTTTCATTGCATATAATTTAAAAGGTTTCACATTTATGAAAGATATTTCTTAATAAAAAAGAGAGTGGCGGTGCCACTCTCTCTCTTTACTGCTACTGTTACTGGAACTTGTCTCCTTCATAGGCGCTAAACGCCACGAGCATTACAATCTTGGTAACGAACACAAACCCCCAGAAAGTGGGGTGGCCTGTGACACCTAGAAACGTTGACTCTGTAAACACAGACAGTGCGAAGGCAATGCTCAACCAAGGAACAAAGGTTGCAAGCAGAGAGCAAAACCATACGCGTAGCAAAACAACTAGTAGTTTCATAATAAATAATTTAAGGATTTGAGAGTATGAGAGATATTTTTAAAAAAAAGAAAGGGGAGTGATACTCCCCTTTCATAGCCTGTTACTTGGCTCTGTTGCAGAACAGATCCCAGTAGCCCGTGTCTTCATTCTCGCGAATGATCAGCGCACTGAGGTCAAAGCCGGTGTGATTGACAGCAGCTTCAAGCTCTAACTGTGGAGAGGCCCACATAACGCGCAGGTTGCCGTCTTCAAAGCACCGTGCGAAGTAGAGAGGAGCGTCGTCTTCATCACGCACAGGTGGCACAGCAAACGACTCAAGATACGCCTTAACGGTGTCTTCATGCTTATCGGGATTAACAATCTCAAACATGAATTCTTTACGCTTTGCGTCACCTTCACCGCGCATATAAGCGGCGATAACACGAACAGGTAGTTCTAATTTGGACTTTGCCATAATATAAGGGTTTAACGCGGAGGGACATTCCTTCGCTGTTATATATGTAAGATATTGTTAGATAAAACACACACAGAGCTGCGCAGCAGGCTGTGTGTGAGAAGGCAAAGCACAGCACCAAGCACACAACCACACACAATGGCAACACACAGCACGAGTGAAACGAGTGTTGTTGTTGGCATGTGGGGGGTGGGTGCCCGGGCTGTGCGCGCGAGCCTTTGCGCGTGGCATAGGGGGTGGCCCCGCGCGGCGCGAAGGCGGGGGGCTATTTTATTGGGACCCCCTCACACTGTCTATTGCATCAAGTTTTCTATTCCTAATATGGTGGGGGGTGGGTAAAAATGTGTAGGTACCCGGGGGTATTGTTATTTTTGTTTATATTAGTAATATGAGAAGTGAAGATGCTTATTATTTGGATGGTGAGGGTGATGGTATGCGTGGGGTTAAGTTTGACTCCGAGAATTTTGAGGATGTGATGATATCTGTTGGTTATAATAATACCAGGAAGATATTGTTTGGTGTTGTTAGTTATGAGGAGTTATTAGAGCGTGCTCAGAGGGAGAACATGGTGTTGTTTTTAGGGCACGACCCTGATGTGGGTATTACTGACGAGATTATTCAGGACATGTTGGGATATTATGAGTATACTGAGGAGTATGAGATTTGTGTGGAGATCCGCGATTTTTTATTGAAGCGTGATGGTGGGAGTTTGGATAAGTAGGGAATAATGGTTATATTAAGAGGTATAATTGTACAAAAATGGCAGCGAAAAAAGAAAATTCTGGTGTAAAGCAGGAGAAGGTTAAGATTAGCCGTCCTGGTGTGCATTCTAAGAAGAAGTCTAGCGTACTAAAAAGTAGCAAGAACTATAAGAAGCCGTATAATCGTCAAGGCAGGTAAGCATGTTAAACAATTTATTGAATTTATTCAATTTGATTAGGATAGGGGCCCGGCGCACTGCGCCCGAGGCTTCTGATCTTTTTATGATTGGTGTAAAAAATGATCAGTATGATGGTGATTATAGACCGGCCATTATTACCGTGCAGGATTTCATGGCATATATAAACTTGAATGTCGCTACTGGCGGGGGATTGTTTAGCCAAACTGTGAATGGTCCCACTGTTACGAACACTACTACCGAGACAAACATTTTGGGTACTGGTGTTGGTAGCTTGGGTGTGCCGGCAAACGTGTTTATGGTTGGGGATAGTTTTCATATAACAGTTATTGGCCATTTATCCTCTAAAAACAATGACGATCTGCGTATAAGGGTGAAATCTGGAAGTGTAGTATTGGTTGATACAGGTAATATAAACATGCCAGGGTTGACTAATCAGCATTTTGAACTAAACATGGACTTCACTATTCGCGCTATTGGTGCCGCTGGGGTAGCTAGTATTGCTAGCGGTGGCCAGTTTACTTATATAAAGGATGCCTCTACTGCTTATGAAGGGGTAGATTTTAGTGTTATTAACAACACAACTTTTGATACAACGGTGCTTAACACACTGACTATCACCGCACAATGGAGCGCTGCTGATCCATTAAACTCTATTTACACCGAAATTGTAACTTTAACTAAAACATATTAACCATGTCTGTAGGTAATATAAGAACATATGGTCAAAAGGGTAGTAACATGCCCTACCAACTAAAAGTATTGGAGGGACTCCAAGCTTTATTCAATGTATTTTCAACTAGTAGTTCATCATCTACCGGTGCTTTGTTGTCATCAACGGGTTCTGGTAGTATTGCTGTAGCTACTAAGTCTGTATCTATTTATAATGCTGGTGCCGCGCCGGGTACTGTGAATGTAAATGGTGGTGGTAATGTTAGTATCCCTGCGGGTGTAACATTAAACTTTGATGCGGGTGTGGCTGCTAAGTATCCTGCTAGTCATTTTGCATATGATGCAACCGGTACAACCTTTATTATTACCTATACCTACTAATGGGCAATAGCATTAACATAAGCAAGTATCTTGGCTCCAAGGTAAGGGGTATTGAGCCACCGGTTGTGAGTGGTCCACCTTTATTTTTGGATGATTATCCTGGTGCAGGCATAGCATATTCTTTGCGTAAACAGAGGGTAGGTTATGCTGGTAATGCTGTGCGCGTAAGAAGAGCTAGTGATAATACTGAGTTAGATATACCTTTTGTTGGTGGGGTGTTAGATGTTGCTACCTTAAATAGTTTTTGTACAGGAACAAACGGTTTTGTAACAACTATATATGGTCAAGACCTTTCACTTAACAATGCTAGACAGTCTGTATTGTTGTTTCAACCAAAAATATACGATTCAACAGTTGGTGTTATGACTCAAAACGGTAAGCCTGCTATTTACTTTGATGGTGTAGACGACTATTTAGTAATAGATACAGCTTTACCTTTGACTAGTCATTCTATATTTGATGTGGTTGGTGTTAGCAGCATTACTGCAGCATCGCCGGCAATGCTTAAATATGGAGGATCACCAAGTGGGCCATCTTTTTCTGAGATGTTGTATGGTTATGGTGCAGTTAGTGGTACATTGACTAACGAAACAGAGTTTTTTGTATCGCTTTTAGCGGGTCAGATATATGGATATGGTGATAATACAAGTCCACTTAATGGTCAATATCTTAATTCTGTTGTTAATGTAAGCAATGTATCTTTTACAGCTAGACGTAACAATTCATTAGTTGCATTGGCAACAGCGACAACTGGTGGATTTGATTCTACTAGGGAACCCGATGATCTAAAATATATAGGTGCTAGAAATAACGGCACATTGAATTTTACAGGTTACATGCAAGAGATAACAGTATATCCTAGTGATCAAACATCTATTGTTGCAGCAGCAACTTTAGACATAAATACTTATTACAATGTCTACCCTTAACGGTTATAAATACAATACAGAAGCTGATGCTATATTAGCAAAAAGTGCATGTGATGCATTTTATGGCATTCCTATATCAGTATCTAGCGTTACCCAAAACTATGTAGACTATCATTATGCTGATCAGGATAGTCCTCCTTTTTGGTATATAAAGGGAGATCCTTCGCTTGTACCTGTTTTAGGAGGAACAACAACTTTTACCGTTAACGATAGTGTTGATCCTCCTGCTTTGCTTTTAGATTCATATCCAGGAGCATCTGTTGCATATTCTTTTAGATTATTAAGTAGTAGTTATACAGGTGCTGCAATTCGTGTTAGAAGATCTACCGATAATGCTGAACAAGACATTAATTTTGCAGCAGGGGTTTTAGATACTAGTGCTTTATTAACTTTTTGTGGAAGCGGTAATGGTTTTATATCAAGATGGTATGATCAAAGTGGAAATACAAAAGATAATATACAGTCGTCATTAAGCTCTCAACCAAGAATTGTATTGTCAGGAAACCTGGAAACAATCAATTTAAAGCCTGCCGTAGACTACATATCAGGTGCTTTTACAGGTACACCTTTAGAAAATGTAAATGCTCAAAGTATATTTACTGTAGGTCAAGTGGTTACATATAACCAACTTCAGTCACTTATTTCTTTTGATAGTTTATCGATAGGTTTTGGTCCATGGATAAGATCTATAGCTCCAAATTATTGGAGAACACCTAGTACGAGTACAACAGACGCTTATGATTTTACAAATTCAAGTAATATGTATTTTAATGGAAGTTTACATTCTATATCAGACAACTTTCTAAATCCACATATCTTATCTTCTTTTGCAGCGTCAGCCCTTAATAATAGAAAGTTTGGCATAAGTGATGTAACTTATATTGGAAGATGGTTTTTAGGAAAAATATCTGAGTGTATTGTATATCCTACTAGTCAAGAGTCTGGTTACAAATCAGGAATCGAATCAAATATGAGCACCTATTATTCAATTACAATATGACCGTATTAGGCTATAAATACTTAACTGAGGAAGATGCACAACAGGCAAGAAAAGATTGCTCTGATCACTATGGCATTCCAGTATCTCCTGAAGATACAACTCAATATTGGGTTAACTATCAGTGTGCAACATTAGATGAACCAACGTTTTGGTTTATACTATTTAATGATAGTCTAACAGTTGTACTAGGAGAACCAACTGAATTTGAAGTAAACACAAATATTCTTTAACCATGGACGCAGTAACACTAGGAAGAATCGAGCACTTACATCCTAAACTTAGAGATGAGGTGCGCAAAATATACATTGAAGAGATAATACCTGCCTTATCTGGCCGCGCTACATGTCGCCTTACATCTACTTTGAGAACATTTGAAGAACAAAATGAGCTCTATGCTAAAGGTAGAACTGTTTTATATAATAGTTTTGGCAATCGTATTGGTAAGGTAACTAATGCTAAAGGTGGCCAGTCTTATCATAACTATGGCCTAGCTTTAGATATATGTCTTATTGTTGATAAGAGATATGCATCATGGGACTATAAGAAAGACTTTGACGGCGACAAAGTAAGTGACTGGATGGAGGTAGTAAAGATCTTCAAAGCCCATGGTTGGGAGTGGGGTGGTGATTGGAAGTTTATAGATAGACCTCACTTTCAAAAGACCTTTGGTTTATCTACTAAAGAGTTACTTCGTCGCTATAATGCTAAAGAGTTTATTCCCGGTACAGAGTACGTAAGATTGTGAAACAAACCTGGGCCAATAGAGTAAAAGAGCACGTTCATTTTAACTGGGATGTGTTAGAAATCATCACAAAAGGTGGTGGTGGAAACATGTATTTGGCCGATGATGGTACTTACAAACCTGTATCTGGTGGTGGTGGCATTCCTGTAGTTGGTGAATATCGCCATGATTGGGTTGCTCCATATTCATATTGTGGCACCGCGCCCACGGGAGCACTAGAAACAGATGCTGTATGGCAGATTGATAGACTAGAGATTACAAATACAGGAGACGTTATATTTTCGTCAGCTTATGATGTAGCTTGGACGAATAGATTAACGGCAACTTATTCCCCGGGGCAGCTTCTCTTACAAACAGAAAGTGACTGGGTAAGTCCTTATAGTTATTGCGGGGTGGCACCAATTGGTGTATCAACAAGCGATCCCTATTGGGATATACAAAGAATACAGGTAAACAATGATGGCTCAACAACTGTGTTGAATGCTAACAATGTTGCCTGGGATGACAGATATATTGTACCTTATACTTAAAAACTATGAACACAAATAAACCTATTACAGTAAACGATGTTACCTATGATAAGGTAGCAGCATCTCTTTCATCAATGCCATTGTTCAGAGAAGCTGAAATTGGGCAAACTGTAGCCATTAGATTGCAGTATTACACCCACGATGAAAATGGAAATGTAATTAGACCTGAAGATCCATCTCAATATGACGTTCCTATTGTATATGGTGATGTTACAACTTCAGGTGATGCCGATGCATTAAAAGCATTTGCTAAGATTACCGAAGCTATTCAAGAGTACATTAACGCAAAAGGTCTTTAATCATGGCTAATTACAAAGCGGTAGCCAACGGCAACTGGTCAGACTTGGCTATTTGGGAAGACGATTCTACTGGTAGTTTTGTTGCATCTACGGTGTTGCCGGGGGCGAGTGATGATGTATATGGCAACAACTTCTCAGTTACAATTGACCAAGATATTACTGTTGCATCACTAAGGACTACATCGGCTACTGGGATATCACAACAAGTTTGGACAAATATTGCATTCACAATTCTTGCATCAAGAAATATAACGTGTACAGGCCAAGGAATTGTTACTCCTTTGGCTCAAACAAGAACGATGAGAATAAACGCACTAAATAGTACCGTTAATATTATTGCAGATGTAACTACAGGTAATTATGGTGGCGGTGGAGATGATTATGCAATACAGCTTGTTTCGACTCCTACATTAACTGTAAATCACACAGGAAATGTATATTTTCTATATACAGGTTCAAATTACAGCAGGGGTATTCAAGTCTCTAGTGGTAACATTTACAACTTAACAGGTAATGTATATGGGCAGGGAGTCTTCAGACGTACCACTCCAATATATTTAGCAACAGGTACAGGTTCATTTAATCTTACTGGCAACCTGTTTGTAGGGGCTTGTATTGGGGCGAATGGAAACTCAAACATTAATATTATAGGTGATATATCTGTTACAACTAATACCAATGCAATAGATATTTGGGATTACTTCTATGCGGCTATAAATTTAACATTTAGTGGCAACATAACAACAACTACCGCAAATACAATTTTGTTCACTACCCTAAACGTTCACCCAACAGGAGATATATCTTGGCAGTTTCTAACAACCAATGCAGGTCAATATAGAACACTTTACACCCCTGGAGTAAATACAGGGCATCCTGCTGAGGCTAATGTAAGAACTGGTGTTGTTTACGGCCCTACAAACAACCTAACTGGTACTTGTGCTGTGCCTCCTGCTGCTGCTGTTAGTATTGGTGTGCCTGTTGATAATACTACAGGAACAGCATATTTAAATCCTACAGACATCTGGAATGTACCACTAGCAAGTATTACTACACCTAATAGTATTGGAGAGAGACTAAAAGATGCATCTACTGTTCAAAGCACCGGTGCCCAGTTAGCTGCATTCTTGTAATACCCAAGAATAATTTGTATATTATAAGATAACAAGAACAAAATGGAAAAGCTAAATCTTAAAGCAACTCTACTTTCATATATATCAGTAGTGCTAACATTCTTCATGCCACTAGTACCACTATTACTTTTAGTATTCTTTGCTGTTGTAGCAGATACTTTTGCAGGAAGATGGTACGCGAAAAAACAAGGTAAAGAGGTACTTAGTGAAATCACAAGAAAAGGTTTTGTAAACAAGATGTTTACATACGGCGGAGGACTCACGTTTATCTTTATGTTAGATAGCTGGATCCTTAATGATTTTGTGATGATGTACTTTCCTAAAGAATATCTATCTACACTGTTCACCGCTTTGTTTATAATCTGGATAGAGTACAGTTCTATTGATGAAAAAGTAAGATGGCAAACTGGAAAAGGTATTACTGAAAGAATATTTGAGTTTGTTAGAAGTGTTAAGAAAGCTGTAGGTGTGATCATCAACCTGAAAAAACAAAAAGATGATGAGCCTGGAACTGTTTGATAGAATTGTGCGCTATGCTAGTTTAGCCGGCATAGGTATGCTCATATTCTTTATGTTTGACAGGTACTTTACTAAAGATCAAGATTTAATCTCTACAACAAAATTAGAGATGGAGGTTTATAATCTTGGTAAGAAAATTGATTCCGCAAATTATCAGATTAAAACTTTAAATGTGCAAGCTGATAAAATCTCAAACCAGGTAAATGTAACTCTTACAAATGTCAAACAAATCAAAAAGCAGCGCGATGAAAAAATTCATTATGTGTCTAATCTTAGCGATTCTGCCTCCTTTGTGTTTTTCACAGGTTGGATATCCCAGGATTTTAGTGCTGGAAGGTGATACAGTTATTGCTATAACTAAACAGCAACAGCGTAACCTAAACGTGCTTTATCTAAAGCATGAATATGCCCAGATACAAGTAGACAGTCTTGAAAAGGTAGCAGAAAACTGCCAGGATTTGATCGTGATTAACAAGAAGTTACAAACCACGCTCGGGATCAAGGATTCTCTTATTAACAATAAAGACAGTATATACACTCAGATAATCAATACTAAAGAAGAAAACATTACTAAACTAGAGAAAAAGATCAAAAAAAGAACAGCTATTGGTAGCGTAATAGGTGGCTTACTAGTTGTTTTAATTATTATATTTGGTGTCTCATAAAATGAGGTGTTTTTTGGTTACAGAGCCCCGTAGTTTTTACTGCGGGGTTTTCTTTTTGTACACTTTAAACATTTTTTGTATATTTGTGTAAACTTTAATGATATGGAAAACCAACAAGAAAACATCAGTCCAGAAGAACTAGTTCGCCGGCGTGAGGAGCTAAGTGCTCATTACAAGGAAACTATTCCCTTTTTAAAGAGGCAGCTAGAGTATGAAGAGCTGCTTACAAAAATTGAGGAAGCTCGTGCTAACCGGTTTATGATTCAGGTTAAGGTAGCCCAATATATGGCGCCAGATCCTGAAGAAGAGCCTTCACCAGAACCTAGTTCTAAGTCTCGTAATTTAAAAAAGTCTTAAGATGGCTATAGTTAATCAAGTTCAAAAAAGAACTAGATTAAATTTGGCTGATATCATTAAGTATCAGTTTTGGCACCATTGCTTAGTTAATGGTGTAAAAATTACTGAGACTGAAATTGAATGTTTATCACATCTTGCAGTTTTGGGGGAGTTTGAGTTGATCCCGTTTTGTGACCATATTGTCAATCACGAGATTCTCTCAAACCCCCAATCTGTAAGAAACCTGGTGGTAAAACTGCAGACAAAGAATCTGGTTCTTAAACGTAAGAAGTCTAGGACTATTTACGTAAATCCTGAAATAAAGGTTGTTATACAACATCCTGTGTTTTTAGACATCAAAATGTTATCTCATGACCCCTCATAAGTTTAAGTCATTTATTCCTGAGATTGCTGATGATATGGGTATATCTGAAGCAGATCTTACACGAATAGTAGACTTTTACTATAAAGAGTTACGTCAAGCTCTGACTGGTCTTAAGTACAAACAAATTATTGTAGAAGGTCTTGGTAAGTTTAACTTAAAAGAAAACGCTGTAAGAAAGAAGATAGATACTCATAAGAATATCATTGAGCATTCCCGGCGTGATACCATGCAAAACTACAAGCTTGTAAAAATTTGTGAAGAAGAACTAGTAGATCTTGAGCGCGCTCTACAGCAGGTTATAGAAGATAAACAACGCATGAAAACTTTTTACGATGAAAAAAACAGATATATTAAAGATTTGGAAGAACAAAAAAAAGATTCTTGAGGGTATTAAGAACTCTATTATTACCAAAGAATCTATTGAGCAAGTAGCTGATGTACGCATGGCTATTTGTAACAAGTGTCCTCATATTGATAGAGAGGGACAATCTTGTTTAATGCCCGGCACACAACCTTGTTGTGGGCTATGTGGTTGTAATCTTAAATGGAAAACGCGTTCTTTGTCTAGTGCCTGCGATGATAATCGCTGGGATGCACTAACAGATGAAGAAACAGAAGAACAAGTTAAAAACGATCTTAATCTAGAATACTAATGTCTTATCAAAAATGTCCTATTTGTAATGGTACAGGTTTATTTTCAAACCCTGTTTTATCAGATGCTATTTGCCCCACATGCAAAGGCACTCGCATAATCAGCGAGTTAAATGGTTTACCACCAGGATATGTGGAATGTTTCAACTCAAACGACAACTCAATTAATCTTAATCATGGCAGTCAAATTTATCCCGGAGACACACACCTACCTTTCGACTAATGAAAACGAAAACATTCAGTGGACTAGTGTAACATCAGTTATTAGCAAGTTCAAAGAGCCATTTGATCCTGTGGCTCAATCAAAGAAGTCTTCTCAAAACAAGAGGTCTAAGTGGTATGGTATGGCGCCAGCTGAGATTCAAAAGATTTGGAAAAATGAATCTGAGCGCGCGATGTCCATGGGCACCTTCTACCACCAACAAAGAGAGAATGACCTATACGCATGTGATAACATTACACTAGAGGGTAGACAACTACAGATTGTCAAGCCTATTGAGTTTGATGGTATCAAGCATGCACCCGATCAAAATCTTGTTGAGGGTATTTACCCAGAGCACTTTGTTTATCTTAAATCAGCAGGTATATGCGGTCAGGCTGATAGAATTGAGGTGGTTAACTCAAAGGTTAACATCATTGACTATAAGACAAACAAGGAGATTAAGCGCGAAGGTTTTAAAACCTGGGAGGGTGTAACCAAGAAGATGCAGAAACCTTTGGGTCATCTAGATGATTGTAACTTTAATCATTATGCATTACAGCTCAGTATTTACATGTATATTATCTTGAAGCATAATCCAAGATATAAACCAGGTAACATGCAGATTCACCATATTGAGTTTGAACAGAAAGCTGAGGATAAGTATGGTAACCCAATTTATCATCAAGATGAGCGCGGAGACTTTATTGTCAAGAGAGTTAACGTAATAAATGTACCCTATTTGAAAAGAGAAGTTATAGATATAATCAAACATCTATCATAAATGGCTATTCTAAACGAAAATATAAAGAGTTTCAAGTGCTTTGTAAGAGCATCTCATTTTACAAAAGATGCTGCTGATAAAAACACTTATCATAACTGTTATGCCTTTGCTATACAGTCATTAACAATGAAGATTTTAACCTTTCATGTTATGACAGATTATGGTATGCTTAGATCACGGGTTCCTATGTCTGAGATATTTATAAAGATTCCTACAAATGATATTCCTTATGATTTTAAACAGCTTTGGGACTGCTTTAGTGAAAACGTTTCTGTTACCATTTATGACTATTTATATGAAAAGCGTTGTCAAGTTATATTAAAAGACGGTTCTAAAGTATGGGCTACTTATTTAATGACTGTAGATTGGTATAACAACTCTTATTCTGATGAACCTTCTGATTATAAATGTGGACACATACTAGTTGCAGATGACGGTTATCTACTATGTCAACCTAATAATAGAATAGTTTGGAGAGATTCAAATTGGATTACAAAAGATTTTCCTTTTGAGTTGAAAAGAATAAAAGTTGATGAAGATCTACCATCTGTAGAAACAGTTTCTGATAAATGGGTAAGTGAAGACACTGATTGTTACTATTATAATATTAACAATAAGGACTAATGTTACTAGTAGAAACATACATATCAGAATCACCAGGAAAAGGTTTTGGTCTATTTGCTAACGAGCTCATACCAAAAGATACTGTTATATGGCAGTTTATTGAAGGTTTAGATATAAAGTTTCACAAAGACATATATGAGACTTTAAATCACGTTCAGCAAAAGCATATAGATAAATATTTTTGGAGAGATGGTGATTATTATTATTCATCTTGTGATCATTCAGTTTTTCAGAATCATACATCTAATCCAAATTGTGTAGTGTTTGAAGAAGATAAAATGATTGCTTCTAGAGATATTTATCCTGATGAAGAGATAACTGTTTCATATGATACGTTTGACGATGATTTTAATTTGTATAAAGATCAATTACAATGGTGAGAATATTTGATATTCAAAATGGTGCTGTGGTGCCTACTGAGCACTGCTACACTATGAAAAGTCTTAAGACTATCATGGATGAATATCCTGATAACTATCTTAAGATTTATCAGTATGTGTTTTACATGACATGTATGAACCCAGATCTAAATCCTTTTTTTGATGTTCCAGATATTGATCGCGAAGAACTTATTCTTCAAGAAATAGATGCTGACTTTTCTACAGAGGATGCTTATATCATGCATGCATTAGATGTTGTTAAGAAACTGTATGAAACACCAACCTCGCGCGCGTACAGGGGAATCAAAACAATGCTTGATAGATTGGCAGATTACATGGAAAATACGCCAATTGAGCATGGTAGAGATGGTAATATTAACTCTCTTGTTAATGCTGCAGCTAAGTATCAACAGATTCGTGAAAGCTTTAAAGGTGCATACAGAGATCTTAAAGATGAACAACAATCCTCAGTTCGCGGTGGCCAAAACTTAGCATATGATCAGTAGGAGTGGTGTAAAGTACTATGAGCGTATACCAACCTGGCGTAATGGAAACTGGGAAGTTACAGAATTTGGTAATCGCGAAGAGTTTAAATCTTTTGTACTTGACCGGTTTAAAGAACCAGGTCAGTATGGTTTTAATGAAGACACTGCTATCTTTAACGAACAGGCAACCATATTTAATGAACGCAACTATTTTTGCCAGGCGCCTATTAAAAGCAAAGATTTTGTCAACTACTGGGATGATCAGAAAGTAAAAAACAGAAATGGTATAATCGTTATTTCTGGTGATAAGACATGGTATGTATGCCGTGATTACTACATGTGGCTTAATTTCTTACCTATTTACGATAAGGAAGAGAGCCTATTTGGCTTTGCAAAAGTTCGCGACGCTCAGTATCATATGGCTCTTTATGAGTTACTAGCAGAGCTTCATTATAAACACAGCGCCATTCTTAAGAAACGTCAGATTGCTAGTTCATACTTTCACTCTGCAAAGCTTATAAATCAGGTTTGGTTTGAAGAGGGTGTTACCTTAAAAATGGGTGCTAGTCTTAAAGATTACATCAATGAGAAAGGTACCTGGAAAATGCTAGATGAATATTCTGCTTTCTTAAATGAGCATACTGCGTGGTATAGACCATTCAATCCTAGTAAGACATTAATGTGGCAACAGAAGATTGAGGTGCGTAAGGGTAATAGAAAAAGTGAGGTTGGTCTTAAAGGTACTATTCAAGGTATGTCATTTGAGAAAGATCCCACAAATGGTGTAGGTGGTCCATGTAAATACTTCTTTCATGAAGAAGCCGGTATTGCACCAAAGATGAATGATACTTTTGAGTATATAAGACCTGCACTAAAATCTGGTTTTATAACCAGTGGTATGTTTATAGCAGCAGGATCTGTAGGTGATCTTGATCAATGTGAACCTCTCAAAGAGATGATTCTAAAACCAGAGGTAAATGATATTTACGCGGTGGAATCAAATCTTATTGATAAAGACGGCACCCATGGAAAATCTGGATTATTCATACCAGAGCAGTGGTCAATGCCACCCTTTATCGACGACTATGGTAATTCAAAAATTGAAGAAGCCCTTGTAGCATTAGAAGAACAGTTTGCCACATGGAAGAAAGAGTTGCCGGCAGATAAGTATCAATTGCGTATATCACAGCATCCTAGAAATATAGAAGAGGCTTTTGCTTATAGAAAGGAGTCAAAGTTTCCACAACATCTTGTTAATGCGCAAATTAGACGTATTTTAGATAAAGAAATTTCTATTGAATATGTTAATTTAATTCGTGATGAACATGATAAAGTTGTTATTAAAGAAACTCGTAAGCTCCCTATTAATGAATTTCCAGTCCCTAAAAATGCGGTTGATAAAGAGGGCGTCGTGGTTATATACGAGCGCCCTGTTAAGGATCCGTCTTTTGGCATGTACTACGCGTCTATTGACCCTGTGGGAGAAGGAAAAACTACAACGTCAGATTCGTTGTGCTCGATATTTGTGTATAAAGCTCCAACGGAAGTTACAAAGGTTGAAGCAGATACTGTAAACAGTTATGTAGAGGGAGATAAAATTGTTGCATCCTGGTGTGGCCGGTTTGATGATATTAAGCAAACTCATGAGCGCCTGGAAAACATAATTGAATTTTATAATGCCTGGACTCTTGTAGAAAATAACGTTAGCTTGTTTATTCAATACATGATGATGAAGCGTAAGCAAAAGTATTTGGTACCAAAAGATCAGATACTTTTCTTGAAAGAAATTACTTCTAACAAAGCTGTATATGCAGATTATGGTTGGAAGAATACCGGCACCTTATTTAAAAGTCATCTTCTATCTTATGCTATTGAGTATCTGCAAGAAAAGCTAGATGAGGAAATAGATGAAGATGGTAATATTGTACGTACAAAATTTGGTGTTGAACGTATACCTGATATAATGCTGTTGCGCGAAATGCAGGCTTATCGAGATGGTCTTAACGTGGATAGATTAGTTGCTTTTTCTGCCCTGGTAGCATTTGCTAAAATTCAGCAAACAAACCGGGGATATGTAAAGCGTGTAATTAGAGATGACGGTAAATTGGAAAAATCAGATAAATTGAGTAAATTTAATAATAGTCCGTTTAGACACATGGGCAAATCTGTATTACCAGTAGGTATGAAGAGGAGTCCATTTAAAAACTTTAAATAAGATGCAAATATATAATGCATTACAGCTCAAGAATGGAGCAAAGGCAGATTACAATAGGTTAGGTAGTGTTACCCAACCCTTACAATTTATACCTGACAAAGAAAAGACTGATGAGTGGGCAGCCTGGAATGTTGACTGGTTAGAGTGGAATGGTATAAAGCAACTGCGTCGTAATGCGCGGCGCCTTATGAAGAACTACAAACTAGCAAAGGGGATCATTGATAAGACAGACTATATTGTTAGTGAAAACAATGAAATGTCAGATCTTGTTGAAACTCTTACACAAGAAGACTATAGTGCACTAGAACTTAAGTTCTATCCTATTATCCCAAATGTAATTAATGTTCTTGTATCTGAATTTGCTAAAAGAAATACTAAAATCTCTTTTAAAGCCATTGACGAGTATTCATACAATGAGCTTCTTGAACAAAAGAAGTCCATGGTTGAAGAGGTTTTGATCTCAGATGCTCAAAAGAAAATTACACAGAAGATGATGGAGATGGGTATTTCTCCAGAATCAGAAGAAGGTCAAAAAGAACTATCACCTGAAAAGCTAAGGAGTTTACCGGAAATTGAAGATTACTTTAGAACTAACTATAAGTCACAAGCAGAGCAGTGGGCTACCCACCTTATGCAACATGACATGGAGCGTTTCAAAATTGAAGAGTTAGAAGAACGCGCTTTTCGTGACATGTTAATTACAGATAGAGAGTTCTGGCATTTTCATATGATGGAGGATGACTATGATGTAGAGCTTTGGAATCCAGTTTTAACTTTCTATCACAAGTCACCTGATATTCGTTATATCTCCCAGGGTAACTGGGTAGGTAAAACAGATATGTTATCTGTCTCAGATGTCATTGATAAATATGGTTATTTGATGACTGAGGATGAACTTAAGTCATTAGAAGCTATTTACCCAGTGCGCTCTGCAGGTTATCCTATTCAAGGTTATCAAAATGACGGCACCTACTATGATGCTACCAAATCTCATGAGTGGAATACTAGCATGCCTAGTCTTGCATATCGTCAGTTTACATCTGTATATGACAACTGGATTTATAATGGTGGTGATATTGTAAACTGGATTCTTTCTGAAAGCGAGGATTACTTGGATGTTGGCGTGGCCCACTTACTAAGAGTAACAACTGTATATTGGAAGTCACAAAGACGCGTAGGCCATCTAACTAAAATTGATGAACTAGGAAATGTAGAAACAGGTATTATTGGGGAAGATTATAAAGTGACTCAAAAACCTGTATACGACAATAGTCTTTTCAAAAATAAAAACAAAGACAACCTTGTCTTTGGTGAGCACATAGACTGGATCTGGATTAATGATGTTTGGGGTGGTGTAAAGATTGGTCCCAATCACCCTTCTTTCTGGGGAATGAATAACCCCGGTGGTATTAATCCTATTTACCTAGGTGTACAAAAGAATCGTCCAGGAAGACTACGCTATCAAATGAAAGGTGATACTACCTTGTATGGTTGTAAGCTACCTGTTGAGGGTTCTGTTTTCTCAGATCGTAATACTAGATCAACCTCGCTTG